CAATGAACCCCCGCAAAGCCGGTTGTGTTGATTGTGGATTAAGATAATCTGCCTCATCGAGAATGACAACTTTATATCCTCCCTGCAAAGATATAGATGAAGCGAACTGTTTAATTTTAGTTCGCAATGTATCTATATTGCCTTCTTCGGAACCGTTGATTAAAATATAATCTAATTCCAATTCATTGCAAAAAGCTTTGGCAACGGTTGTCTTACCAAGACCAGCAGTACCGGTGAAAAGCATATTAGGCAGTTCACCGGTATCTACTATTTTTTGAAATACCTGCTTGAGATTATCTGGTAGGATAGTATCAGCAATTTTACGTGGGCGGTATTTCTCTACCCACAAGAAGTCATTCGACATTCACAATCTCCATAACAAAAATACATTATATCACAAAAGGAAAAGATTGTAAATATTATTCTTCTTCTTCGTCTGCATCCATTGCAGCTTCTTGCTGCATCTGTTCACACAGTTGAACCATTTGGATACATTGATCACGAAGAGTACCAATTGTAGATAGTTCTTCGCCTTTAAATGCACCACGCTGGGTCATAGCATCGATAACCGCAATCGTGCTACGGCTAGTTTTGTTTGCAAGATCTTGCAGTTCTTCGACTTGTTCTGACATGTCATTATACTCCAAAAGTAGATGATTTTTCTAGTGCAATCCAATAAGTCACGTTCACTTCTTTGTTTTTGAATTGCGTGATTAATTTAGATGAAATCTGAACTTCATAATCACCTGGTAAAATTTTCAGATTACCAATACTAATTATAAAGTTAAAATTAACATCAGGCTTAAACTCGCCATCAACATCGATCGAGAATGTATTTGACGTTGAGTTTTGTGAGTCCACAACAGAAAGACTGAGTACACCATCTTTACCTGTAATTGATACCTCGTTATGTCCTAATGTTGACGCTGCGCGTTTTAGTTTGTTCAGCGTGTCATTTGTAAGGACAAAAGAGACATCAGGATCTGGCATAGTAATGTCTTTCTGCGATGTAGTTAAAGTATCTTCGGCAGAGAAGAAATACTTTACTTTGGACCTACCGACTGAATCCCCAACCGTGACGTACTCATCTCTAAATTTAAGACGAGGTGTATCGACAAGGCCAAGGACGCCGATAAATTCATTCAGATCGTAGATGCCAAAATCTTGTGGAAATTGTTCATCAACGATAGCAGTACCTAGCACGTTACGTGCTTCAGATATAGTTCTAATAGTACTGCCTGAACGAATAATTAAATTCTGGTTAATACCAGAAAAATTCTTTAGGACGTTTAACGTTCTATCACTTAGTTCCATAATGTACTCCAATTTATAATCATATTATTATACCACATATCTATCCAATTGTAAATCACTAAGCTACCATTTTGCTAAAATTCTTTTCTTTCTTAAACTCTATTTTTGAATTAAACTTACCATCAAGTATTTCTCCTTTGTGCGATATAACAAAGATGTTTGTATCATCACCAAGTGTGTGTAGGATTTTAAGCAGATTGTCTACACCCTCGTGGTCTAAGCTAGAGTCAAAGGTCTCATCAAGCATAAGAAGATTGGTAGCTACACTGTTTTTCATCTTAGCAATTTGTCTCCACGTAAAGAGAAGTGCTAGGTCGATACGTTGTTTTTCTCCTTCAGAAAAAGAATCGTATACAAATGTATCACGATGTCTGGACCGAATAGTTTCATTGAATGCTTCGTCTAAATTAAAGTGTACATAGAAATCCAAAACTTGTAGATACTGGTTAACCAACTTATTAATCACAGGCAAATACTGTTTAATAATTTTAGTTTTAATACCAGTATCTTTAAGCATTTCGCCCATTACACTGTTATAGTTTATGCTTTCTGAAAGCTCGAATTTATTTTCAAGTAAAATGTCTTTGGAATTATTTAATTCTGAAAGGTCTTTTTCTGCAGCAGAAAGATCAGCGCTTACACCCTTGCTGAGATATAGCTGGTATTCTTTAATTTGTTTTTGGAGTCCAGTGATCTGCACGTTGTTCTCACTGAGTTGAGATACGCTAGATCGAAGCGTTCGAAGTATGCCCCCGGTCTCGCTAATCTCTTTTTCCACCTTGGTCCCGTCCGTACCAATCTTACGGCATTCAGATTGTATTTGGTTGGCTTCTTCTTTCGCATATTTGAGAATGTCATGTTTATGCGAGTCTGTGATGGTTTGGTCGCATACGGAACAAACCTCATTCTCTTCGAAAAACTTGATCCGCTTGCGGACGTTGGTGAGATTCGTTTGCCGATCTTGACCTCCGAGCAGTAAGGCCTGGCGTTTATCATGCAAAGTTGCCAGCCTTTCTTCGGCTTCTCGAATAGATTCGTCGAGGCCCAAGCTAAGCTTACTATTCTCCCCCTGTAATTCATTGATACTATTCTGCGATGCATGTATCCTAGACTCATATTCTTTCCTATTTTCTTCTGTTAACGTTCGTATATCTGTAATATATTTTTTCTGTGTATCAATTTTATTTTTTGCAATATCAATTTGGTATGTTAATTCTTTCAGCTGATCTTTCAGTACGCTTTGTTTATCGCGTAGTAATTGGTTCATTCGTGAAAATACATTAATATCCAGAAGATCCTCGATAACCTCTCGCCTATGTCCTGCCGATAGCTGCATGAACGGGATGAAAGAGGATGAACCCAATACAACTACCTGGTGAAAGGACTTATGATTTAGTTTGAGGATATTTTGTTCGAGGATCTTCTGGTACTCTTTAGCATGGGAAGACTGATTAATCATAGTGCCATTCTTCCAGATCTCAAAGATTGCTGGTTTGATGCCACGTACTATTCTAAAGTCAGAATTTCCAATGCTAAATTCAACCTCAACAACACATGCCTTTTGGTTAATTGAATTAATTAACTGTGGCTTATTGATGTTGCGGTGCGGTCTACCAAAGAGAGCGAATGAGATAGCGTCCAGCATTGTGGACTTACCCGCACCATTTTGTCCTACAACCAACGTCGATTTTGTCTGATTGAGGTTGATCTCTGTAAACTTATCTCCTGTCGAAAGAAAGTTTTTATATTTAACTGATTTAAAAATAATCATGCTATTTCTAAGGCCTGTGCTTCTGCCATTAATTCGCGCATACTTACTTTGATTTTATCTTTTTCAAGGTCAGTATCAACGCCATCAATATAATCTTCAACTAGTTTGTATGTATCTTCAACGTTTAGTCCTTCGTCGTCTACATTATCGCCAATAAACTCTTGGAAGTTTTCTGCGATTTTTAGTTCGTAAATATCTTGGTTTTGAATACGATCAATAAACCTATCAAACAAGAAAGCATCGGTTTTATTTACAACAGTCACCTTTACAAACTTCTTATCTAGATTTGTAACGTCATATGTATTATAATCTATTTTTTCGTCGTTGTAAACAATTTTTTCGAACAAGGTGTAATTATTTCTAATCTTTTCTATTTCCCGTGTTTCAGTATCGACTATATGAAAGAATTTAGGATCAGCTGCATCAGACCAGAAGAATTCCATTTGACTTCCAAGGTACCATATATTATCCTGCCGCGATGCGGTATGAAAATGGCCCGTTAGTACTAATTCAAATTTGTCAAAGATCTTGTGGTTTAAACCTGAATGTGATTGTACACCTCTTAATAGATCAAAACCATGTAGTTCTAGGTGTGCGCCTAGCCAATCAGCTTTACATTCTTGTATAAAGTTCATAGACTGTTCATAGTTTTCTTGGCATATCCAAGGGAGTAAGGCAATCTTTAAAGATCCATATTCCATTACAGTTGGTTCCATAATAATATGGATTTCATTCATGTAATGCCCAAGACATTCTTTTAATGAATTTAAATCATTTGTGTTTTTAAAGTATGTGTCATGGTTACCAGGAATAATATCCATGGTCATGCCACGTTCTCTTAGTTCATTTAAGAAATGTTTTCTATTGTGATTTAGCGCTTTAAAGTTAACAAACTTACGATGATCATAGTAGTCACCAAGATGTAAGATATGTTGAATACCTTGTTTTTCGCATTCAGGAAAGAATACATTACTATAAAAGTCTGCCGCATTATTCAGAAAGATCTCGGAGGAGTTTCGAATACCACAGTGTGTATCGTTCAATATAGCTATTTTCATTCTAAAAATTCACTCAGGTCAGAATCTACTTTAATTGTTCTTTTTTTCTTTTCAGACTTTGCATACTCTTTGAGTAGTGTGTCTTGGCTTTTAACCTTATCAATACGATCGCGAAGTGTATCAACAAAGGCATCAACTACCTGTTGACTCATTTCATCGCCATGGTCATTAATAATAAAGTTCTCAATACCAGACTGTGTCAAGTATTTCATTTTCACATCTTGTTGTTTCTTTTCTTTTGCAATTCTTCGAAGAAAGGCAAACCAAGAAATCTGTGTAAAGTATGCAAAGGCGTTTGGTTTACCGGTACGTGTTGCTGCTTCAAGATTGTAGTTACCAATTGCCTTTAAACAGTTTTCAACAGCATCCATGACCATTTCTTCGCGATAAGTGTAACGAATAAAATTGGCTTTGTGAGACAAACCCTCGGCGATACGTAAAAAGCATTGCGCCACGTAATCTGGTACTTTTGGAATAGTTGTTTTAGATTTTTTAGCCTGTTCTACTAAGGTAACATAGTCGACTACAGCTTGAGAGAAATCAGCATTATTAACATAATGTATGCTTTTTCTTTTAGTTCGAGCCATGATCAAATCCTTTCATTATGAGTATTATACCATTCTATGGCTAATTTGTACACCCGTTATATTTTATTTTTAACTAAAAAATTAGGGATTTACAAACAGTTGTTTCTATGGTATAATTAGTATAACGATTCAGGAGGGAAAGATTACCCACCGTCTTTCGTTTTATATTGCCATTCGTCAGTATGACCAACAGACCATTTCGGTTCTATTTCTACCGAATAATTTTGTGTACATACTTTAAAATCTGGCTGTTTTAAATTTTCAGGCGTAAGACTAGAATCACGCCAAATTATTCTATTATTAGGTTGTAAAGCAAATTGTCCATTATCCAATTGTATTACATTAAAGCTTTTATGTTCTGGATCATGTTCACTAAAGTTAATATCCAGTATGGATTTATCCGGATGAGCATTGTCTATTGTAAAAAGATATTCGCCGGGGTGCATTTTTTTATCTTTACCGAAAAACTCACACCGACTTAGCAAAGGTTTACTAATAACTGTTAAATGATAGTCAAAGCAATCCCATAACTGTAAAACGTCTAACGGAAGTAGTTCTCCGTGTTCGGTTTTCCAAACAAAAGCACTAATTGGTAACTTATCGAAAAGTGCACCATAATCTGTGAGCAGTGTTTCGAAATAAAGTGCTTTATACTGTACTGACTTAACCGATATCCAAACGCCGGGAGTAAATTCCCCATGACCATGTTCCAGATCGTATAGGTATTCCTTACGAACGTATACTGGTATAGGCTCAAGAGGATGTACAAGAAATGACATTAGTGCATAGTACCTTTTGGCTTAAACTTAATAATATTTGAAGGCTGACTAGAATCTGAAGTAAAAAGATCCGGATCAAAAATATCTTCTTCTCTTTGTAGGTATTTATCTAAATACTCTTCAAATTCATCATCCGATAGATTTTCTGCTTTGTCAGATATTTCATCTAAAGGCATATCTCTTTTTGCTAAAGCTTTTTTTATTTTTTTTATTGTACCACTATAATGTTCTAGGACTTCTTCAGAAGGAGAGGCTTCACAAATAATATGTGCTGAATTTAATGTTTGTAATATACTAGGGTCATCACTAAATCCCATCCATGGTCGGAAAGCATAAAATCTAATACCTCTTTTAAAGTCTTCGATTAAAACAATTCTCATTGCTGCACGTATTACCATTCCAGAGTCATTAGGATCATCCCACTGTACAACCTCGCAGATTATTTCATCGTCATTTGTTAACTTGAATTGTTTAATTGTCATTTTAAATCGACCTTATAAGTCTTATGGTTAAACTTTTCTTTTTCATAAATTTTTAATCTTTCTCCAGAATGTTGTAATGCAAAATTCTTTCTGGCTTTCCAGCCTAGATTATCAGTTATGTCGTAAAGCGTAGTTGCTTTACCATCTTCACTTTTTCTTAAACCTCTTCCAATACTTTGCAACACTCTAATTTGGGATTTACTTGGCGATGCAAATATAATATTATGTAAGTTCTTAATATTTATACCAGTTGAAAATGTACCAAGTGATGCTACAATAATCGCGTTTTTTTGTTTCTCAACTATACCACGTATGGCTTCTCTATCAGCTGTATCTGTTTCTCCGGAAACAAAAAATACTTTTCGATCTTCATTTACTTTTTGTTCAATCAAATCAAATAAAGGCTTACCGTGCTTTTCAACGTAATTGAAAAGTACTAGTGTGTTACCCTTCTGGTCTACTGCTAAGTTCCGAATGAATTTATTCCTGCCCACATGTGATACGATGTAATCGATTTCATCCTGATATGTTCTCTTACCAAACTCTTCACGTATTTTCTCTGCATAGTTAAGTATGATTCGTTTAATTTCGAGCCTTGCGAGAGTATCGTTATCTTGTAATTGTTTTGTTGAGGTAACGCGGTGTATTGGTCCGAAGAGACCTTGTAAGACCAGTTCATGTGTTTGAGTTCCATCAAGTGTTCCTGTTGTTCCGAAACGGTATGCCGCTTCTGTTGCTTTGTTCATAATATTCATTAAAGATTTAGATTTAAATCCATGGCATTCATCACCAATTACCATACCGAATTGCTGAAACCAATCGCGTGGTAGTTTATAAATTGACTGCCAAGTCGAAATACAAATCGCAGCATCAAACTTTTTATCTTTACCAGAATAGATACGATGCATACCTCTTTCATTTTGGCCGTAAGATTTGAAGTCGCCGTACATTTGTTCGACCAATCCGGTAGTTGGTACAATAACTAACACCCTACCACCCTTTGGATATTTTAACCCATCTGTAAGTAGGTAAAGCCAGTATGTAATTAAAACATATATGATTAAGGATTTACCAGACCCAGTTGGTGATATAAGAATTGCTCTCTTTCTTTTTAATCCTTCTTCAACACCATGTAATTGGTATGGCCTAAGCTGGAAAGGAAGACCAAGACGCTGGATATGATCCGCAAGTTGTTGGGGATTAACTACAGCATTTTGGTGTGGCATTCCATATTGGGTTTTTTCTGATTCGATTACATAGCCACGTGATTCTGAAAATTTATTTAAATGGTAAAATAAACCTGCAGGTAGCTCACCACTATTAATATCGAACAAACGTATCTTACCATCCCATACACGGTTTTTATATGCTGGCATAAAACGATACCCTGGAACATAGAAAGAAAAGAATTCTCTTAGTTCTTGTGCAGTACCGCTTTCACACTGAATGTGTAAGTTAGCATGATTTAGCTTCCGGACTGAAATTTTTTCCATTCGATCATATTCTTTATAGTTTGGTGTCGCCAAGTAATGTTACTTATAATCTCTGTAAGTGTATCAATTATTGTTTTGTAGTATTGGATTTTTTCTTCAGACTTTTGAATTTCAGGATCGCTGTCATAATAATAATCCATTTCACCTTTAAGTATCTTAAGCCCATTAAAAGGATCGGGATCCCAATCCATTTCAGCAATTTCTTCTTGGTCCATTTTGCCATTGTAGTATAACCACTTCTTTTTAAGTAAGGTTTTTTGGGAAAATTCAGCACGCTTTAACTGTAGCTTAACAGTTGATAATAGTTCTAAATATTTTGCGTGAAGAATAGGTGCTTGACGTGACGATTCATCAAGTTTCATTTCATCAATCATACAGTCTTGTTTCCACATGTCGTGGATGCTTTTCAAATCAATCATTATATACTCCAATAATAAAAATATTTATATCGCTTGTCTATTCACAGTAATTGATGGTGTTCCGTCTACATTTGTTGTATAACTTGCACCTGACATCTCAAAGTAAGAAAATCTAAATGACGCACCAAATACAACAAATGATTCCCCACCAGATGTAGATTCAAATTGCACATCGGTAAGTGATACCGGAATGCTATCGATATACTTGATTGTTTTAGTTGTATTATTATGGCTTGATAAAATAGATAGTGTAATATCTGCCATGGCTGGGGGTTGGTTATTTATTCTCTGTACTGGTGATACATGTTCAATATCTAAATTTCTTCTCATCCAGGAATACATTTCATCATATGCTTTCATATCCTCATCAACTATAATATTTGCTAGCATTTCATTAAATGTTAATTTATCACCAATGAATGGAACACCTGTTATTCTTTGGTAAGGAACTTCCACCGCATTCATAATCATACCAGGATGAGTAAAGCTTTGACAGAAAAATTCTAAGTTTGGATAGTTTTTTCTGTCAATTGTTAACTTAAACGATGTAGGTTGTAAGTAATTAAAATTTTGTGTTAAGTTTGCCATATCACTATTTATACAAGTTTAAAGATAAAAAAAAGGGTGGCCGAAGCCACCCTGAAAAGTTTATTAACTTTTTCTTATGCGCCAAGAATGTTGTCGACGCGGAAGATACGGTAGTACTGGTTCGACTTAACAGTACCAAGTCCGCTGCTGCTACCTGTTACGAACGGGTTTGAAGCCATACCATAGCGAGTCTTAAAGCCAATCTTCGGCTGGAAAGTATCCTCACCAACTGCACGTACCATTGTTAATGGAACGTACGGGCAGTAGAATACGCCAGCGTCATATGGGTTAGTACCTTTATAACCTACGTTAACATAATCGGTAGATGCATACGGGTCAATGTAGACTCTCATGCGACCGTTCAGTACACCAGCAAAAGTGTTGCCTGTGTCGTCAACGTTCAGGTTTGTTGACATTGCCGGAGCGTAATCAAGCATACCAGCTGCAGAAAGTGCAGAAGCTACGTCAGAAGAGCAGATCATAAAGTTACCTTTACCTCTACGTGTTTCTTTAGCAATTACGTTGGCTTCTCTTTCGATCTGAAGAATCAGACCTTTGAACTTTTCTACTGACCAACGACCATCGGCGTCTGTTTGTACGTCGAAGATACCATTAACTGCAGTGTTAACTTGAAGCGCGCCAGTCTTAGCTTGTGAGTTAAGAGTACGTACAACTTCACGGTTAATTTCAGCCAAAATCTCAGTTGAAAGAATGTTAGCCAACTCAGTCTCTGCGTCAAGACCATGAATTGCTTTTAGGTCCTGAGCAAGTTCTAAGCTGTATTCTGCCTTCAGAGCACGTGACTTAGCAGTAACGGTTTGCTTTTCAATGGTAAAGCCCATCTCGTTGAAAGAAGAACCGGTAGCGGAACCAAGAGATTCAGCGTCGGTTGTTGGCATACCACCACCAAAGATGCTAGTTAAACGAGCATCGTCTGCAGTCGAGTCAGAGTCAAGGTTAGTTACATTCAAGCCAGAAGCGTTATCGGAATCGTGTGTTGCCGATGAATCGCCAGAGAACTGGGTTTCTGCTTCGTTGAAAAGAGCTTCGCG